CATTGAAAGTTTGGTTGGTACAGAGGGCAAGGTTTGGGCGTTTGATGAACAACACGAGTGTCCCGTACTCACAGATTATATAAATTGCCGACAAACCTTTGAGAGTGCTGAGATATGGGAAGTAGAATTAGAAGATGGGCGCATTATAGAATGTACATATGACCACCCGTTTTTGACTTCTAACAGAGGATATGTTAGGGCTTGTGAGTTAACCACAGAAGATGATATTATCATTATTGACACAATATGATACGGTGTGCCATATTAATTTATGGAGGTGATTTATATGGCGCAGAAATATCAGTGGTATTTTAGGGCACAGGAGGCGACATGAAAGTAAAATCAGTTAGAAAGACAACAAGACAACAGGCTGTTTATGATTTAGAAGTGCCTAAGTATCGTAATTTCAGCATAAATAGTGGGATTATTGTGCACAACTCGATAGATGCCACCCGTTATAGTCTTCAGAAATATTGGGCAAGGAAAGGAAATTAATTATGTACGAATGTTTTCATTGTTTACAAAAAGCAGTAGTGTGGGAGAGTGATTTTGATTTTAGTGACATGGGTTATGAGGGAGAAGGCATTGTACATATCTGTCATTGTTCTAACTGTGGAGCTGAAATAGAGTATAGGATTAGCACAGCATCTGAATCCGATGATGAGGAAACGAAAGAACAGACTGAGGAGGCTTAACTATGAGCTTTAATTTTAATTTGCCCATGTATGAAAGAGCTATCAGGGACACATCACAGTTGTATCCTACTATGAACGTAGATGAATGGTACGACAATCCTATAGCTGGGCTGAATAAAGTTAATTCAGTTAAAGGGTATCATGGCACAGCTCAGGGTATATATCTGAATCAGAAGCTCAGGAAGCAAGAGCCACTGTTCACTAGTGATATGAAAGTCGTTAATGAGATGGACGCTAAAATGCAACCGACTAAATATCCCGTGGCGTTGGACAGAGAGGTGAATGAAGATTACTTCTACACCTTGGGTGCAAAGTATAATCGTGATAATCCATCAGAGTTAGTTGGGCAGACCTTTACTGATTTGGGATATATGAGCACCACATATAAACCTAATTTCGACAAGACTATCAATTATAATTTCTTTGGTGGCAAGCCTGTTTTTATGATAGTAAGAGTACCTGTCGGAGTAAATGCTATGCTGACTAATGAATATGAGCATGAAATCACCTTACAGCGAGGACTCACATTTAAAGTAGTTTCAGTACAGACTGATGAACAGAACAGACCTTTGTTCGTCGTTGATATAATAAGATGAGGAGGAAAATGTAATGGCTAAGGAAGTTACACAGTGGATTACGATTAAAGGCAAGCATGTGCCTATCTTTGAGGGTGAAAGCCAACAGGATGCTTATAACCGTGTCGTAGCTAAGGACAATGAAGACCTTAAGGAGAAACAGATTGCTAAGCGTAGAGCTGAGGTAGCAAAGCTTAATCCTGATAGTAAGGAAGCTAAAGATGAGGCTTATGCTAAGAAAGCTTGGGAGTATTTCAAGGATTTGAAGCCTGAAGTCTTAGATGAGTTTGAGAAAGAGATGGCTGACAACCCTATTGCTCTCAAACAGATACAGCGAGCCAAGAGACGCCAAACTGTTTTAGCATACTATTCTAAAATTCCTAGTAGTACAGTTAATGTTTATGCTAGAGAGGTTGCAAGACTTCCTGAGGGTGACGAGAAGACTTGGGCTATGGAAGGACTTGAGAGAAACAAGGCATACAAGTACAAGAAAAATAATAAATAAAAATTTTTAAAAAGTACTTGACAAACATTATATACTATGTTATTATATACTCACAACAAAGAAAACTCACAACACTCACAAAAGGAGATATTAATATGAAGAGAAGCGAACTTACAACAGCAATCATGAACGACAGAGGTTGGATTCCTACCGACCCTAATCAGTTAAGACTTAAGGATATCGTTTTCAACATTAAAGAATGTGACCTTTGGAAATTTTTAAGATGTACAGTTGATGAGTCTCAGGTTTATGAGGGCATGGAATTTAATATGTGTTCCACATATAAGACTTTCAAGCATAAGGAATATCTTGAGGTATCCTCCGACAATAAGAAGTGGTTTAAGGTTGCTTACAGATTTAAGATTTTTAATAGGGTTTGTGTATATGCCGATTAATCAGGAGGTGATAAGGTTGAGCAAAGAGATGTTTGAATACTATACAAGCATTCACGCATCCATTACAGGAGAAGAGATGAAAACTATCTCATCTGACAGATATGATATTATAGAAAGGCTAGCTTATGAGGATGTTGCTAACGACAGAAAGGCAAGACCTGAGAAAGAATTTAAGAGTAATGCCGAATATAAGAGTTATCTGTTAAACCTTGTGGATTTTGCATACAAGCGCAAGGATGGAATTGTACCTGAGTTGGGAAGTGAATAAGGAGAATGCTATGGGAACATCAAACGATACAGAGCTTGATATTTTCTTTTGGACAGATTCACAGGGAAGGAAGAGAGTTAGCTACGGAAAAGCTAGCAATCTTTCTCCTTATGACGTTTCTTATGGGATAAGAGATTCCCGTGAGAACTCGGTAAGGGATAATCTCAATCATAGAAGAGATAATCTGAGCACTGAGCGTAGAAAACTTCACAGCACTATAATAAAGGAAGTCTTTAAGGGACATAAGCCTTATACAAGTGGACAGACCAAGGTGGCTATGTTCACAGGTGGTGGACCGGCAACAGGCAAGAGTACCTTCACTAAGAACGTGGAAGAATATTATCAGAATGATGATAATCCTGTAATCCTTGATGCTGACGCACTTAAGGAGAGGCTGTTATATGCAGACACAGGCAAGACACAGTTAGACGACGAGACAAGTACCTATTATCATAGCGAAAGTGTCATATTACAGAAAAGGCTTTATGAGATAGCTGTTCAGAACGACTATCCTGTTTTACTTGATGGTACGGCTGTAAGATATGACAAGTTTATGGAAAAGGTTCAGCAAGCAGTTGATGGGGGCTACACAACTAAGATGAGGTTCATGACAGCCGACCCTAATTCATTGCTTGATGGTTCGCTTGACAGATATGACAAGACAGGAAGAATCGTTCCACTGAACAGAATCTTAGAAGCAAGTGAACAGGCACAGACAGTTATACCTCAGTTATTTAATGCCATTGACGATTTCAGGGTATATGATAGGACAGGTAGTAAAATAACCCTCATAGCAAAGGGGGGCAAGGGCAAGAAGATAGTAAAGGCTGATGATAAGCTTTGGGATAATATGCAAGAGCCTAACAGATATCATCTTGATAGTGGAGCGATTGCAATGTACAATAACAAGGCTGCAGCTATAAAAAAGAAAAGGAAAGGTAGTTGATAGTTGATGGGATTGAAGTTAAATAGATTTATTGATGCTCAGTTAAAAGACCATGACGAGGTTGTTCGTGAGCTTAAACAAGGCAAAAAGACAAGCTGTTGGATGTGGTACACATTTCCTCAGATAAAGGGTTTAGGAATGAGCGATGTGTCCAAATTCTACGAGATACAAAGTTTTTATGAGCTTAGAAATTTTGTAAAACATCCATACTTATCCGATAACCTTAGAGAGTGTCTATACATTCTTTTAGCATTACCTACAGATAACGCTGTCAAGGTCTTTGGTGAGATAGATGCTGTAAAGCTTCAATCTTCCATGACACTGTTTGCACATACCCGTAAATTTAAGTATTTAGCTCATCGAGTGCTTGAAAAGTATTTTGATGGCGAGCTTGATATGAGGTCTGAGCAAATAATACAATCTCTATCTAAATAGGAGAGCACATGGACGTTATACTAGTGTGTCCAGGTGGACTAGCTACGGGTGGAACTGAGGGGATTCATAACCTGTGTCATTATCTTAATAAGGTAGGAGCACATGCAAAAATCCTATATACCACACATAAGACTAATCCACAACCAAAAGAATATGCCAAATATGAATGTGAATATCTGACAATACTCCCCAAGGACTATAGGGGAGTTATTGTGTTGCCTGAAGTATGGGGCAATCAGGTACTGATGCCTGAATATAAAGATTGTACAGTGGCAATTAATTGGCAAGGGGTTGACGTTTATGATTGGCATAATGCTCCTAAGGATAGAAATAGGTTCTTAGAACGACCTGACACTATCCATATTGCTAATTCAGATTATGCTATAGACCATCTCAGGAAGCTTGGTATAGAGCCTGTGAAAATAGCTGACTGTCTTAATGACGACTTCTATGATGTTCCGACAGATGGTTTTGACCGAAAGAACGTGGTTCTTTATAATCCTGTATCTGTAAAGCTTACTCATTTTCAGGAAGTTGTAATGTCAAAATGCCTGAATGAATTTGGTATCCGATTCCGACCATTAGAGGGCTACACAAGGAAAGAGCTGATAGATATTTTTCAGCATAGCAAGCTTTATGTGGACTTTGGCGTCTTTAGTGGACGTGAAAGATTACCTAGGGAAGCTGTCATGTGTGGATGCTGTATCCTAACAAGTAATAAAGGCACAGCTAGCTATCATAATGACAACGGTATCTTGGATAAATATAAGGTAGAGGATGTTAATGATGCTGTTCAGATGGTTAAATATGTTTTGAACAACTATAATCAGTGTAAGCCTGATTTTAATGCTTACAGAGAAGCACTCAGAGAGGAAAAAAGGAACTATATTAATGACGTAAAGGAGCTTTATAATGCGTTTCTCAATAATACTTCCGAGCCATAATGGTGCTACTCGGATATGGAGAGCACTTGAATCAATAAAGAAACAAACTTTTACAGACTACGAGCTGATAGTTGTCTGTGACGCCTGTGACGATTCTACAGAGCTTGTTGCGAGGAGTTACGGGGCAATCACCTTAACCTGTAATCACAATAGAGCTGGGTTAGCTAGGAACGATGCTATGGCTGTTGCTCAGGGTGAATACTTAGTTTTCATGGATGATGACGACTATTGGGCACATGACGATGTGCTTGAAATGCTAAACGATAGAATTGAATCAGAACGATTTATAGTTGACGTTCTGTGCTTTTCTTTCATATTTAAGAATGCTGACGGGACTACCCGATATGCTAAATACTATGATAACACAGGTAACTATTGGACAGCCGTTTGGAACAAATGTTGGCGTAGGGAATACGTTAAGGATTGTTATTTCTCAGACGCTGTTCGTGGCTCAGATGTTGTGTTCACAAGACAAGTGTTTGATAAACTAGGACACCCTAACATAATCAAATGGGATATGCCACTTTATATTTATAATCATATGCGTGTCGGGAGTATAACAGAGACAGCGTTGCGTGAAAGGAGAGCATAATGAGATTTTCGATAATCATTCCAGCCCACAATTCCGAGAATTATATAAGGAAAGCACTTGAGAGCATCAAGAGCCAAACCTTTAAGGATTATGAGCTTATAGTAATCTGTGACAGTTGTTCAGATAATACTCAAAAGGTTGCCGAGGAATATGGAGCAATCACTGAAAGAGTCGGTTTTGGACGGGATGGGCTAACAAGAAACAGAGGGCTTGAGAAAGCCCAAGGCGAGTGGGTGCTTTTCATGGATGATGACGACTGGTGGCTACATGAATATGTCCTTGAACAGCTTGACCAAAAGTTGAAAGAGCACCCTAACATTGATGTGCTGTGTTTCAGCTTTATCTTCAAAGGTTGGAAATATGCTGACCCTCTTGGGAACAGAGGTGGGCGTTGGATAGCATGTTGGAACAAGTGTTGGCGTAGGTCTTTCATCAAAGGCTGTAAGTTCTCAGGTGAGCCTTTATCTTCAGACGTCACTTTTAATCAGATGGCAATGCTCAAACAGCCTGTGATTTATGATTGGGACATGCCTATGTACTATTATAATTATATGCGTGAGGGAAGTCAGACTGAGCTTGACGCTAGGAGAAGGCATAAGGGGTAATCTATGGCAAAGTACTTAATACATGCTGTACCACGGAGACGTTGGTATGTTGATGAATTTCTGATACCATCTATGCTGAAACAAGGCATTAAACAGGAAGATATACGTGTGTACGAAGATACAGAACATGAGGGTAATCTTAGAGCTTGTATGAACGCCTTTGCAAGCTGTGAGGGCGAGGGCGGAACATGGCACTTACAGGATGATGTCTGTATATGCAAGGATTTCAAGACTATTACAGAAGCTGTTGATTTCGGACTAATCTGTGGATTCAGTAGCGAGATGTATGACGGCGAGGGTAAGATAGGGTTGGTTGACCGAAAGGATATGTGGTTCTCTTTCCCTTGCATCAGGATTCCAAATGAATACGCAAGAGATTGTGCTGATTGGGTGACCAAGTATATCATAGGCAATCCGATTTATAGAGATTTTTGGGTTGGCGGTAAGAACGATGATTGGGCGTTCAGAGCATATCTGAAGGAGTTCTACACCTTTGTCCACGCTATGAATATCGCTCCAAACTTAGTAGACCATGTCGACTATTTAGTAGGTGGTGGCACAGGAGAAAAACCGAGAGAGAAACCTGTTCGGGCACAATATTGGAAAGATTACGATGTTATTGCTAAGTTAGAAGAATCTATACGTAAAAAGATAAAATAATTATTGACACTTTGTCAAAAGTTGTCTATAATGTTTATAAGGAAAACTTTAAGTTTATTTTCTGAAAGGAGAACGTGATGGGAAGCACAGGTGCAAAAGGAATACTTGTTGGTGGTGATGTCAAGAGAGAACCACTCATAGGTGCTGTTGGTGATTTTGAAAACTATATCAGAGAGGGTGGCAAAGGTGACGTCGAGCATGGTGCATTATATGACGCTAATGGCGAGCCTATAATCGGTTATGTTGGTGATGCTGATTCCGTTAATGTTGATGATAGAGTATTGAATCTTCAGGACGGAAGTTTTACTCATTATCATCCTGACAAGGATTTTGGTGGCACATTATCCATGCAAGATTTAAAGGTATTTGCTGATTCTCAGCTCAAGGAGCTAAGAGCCGTAACTTCTCAGGGCTATCTTTATAAGATAACAGCTAACAAGAATATTGATAGGGATGGCTTAAGGAAGTGGGTAAACAAAAATCAGAAGCTTGCTCAGAAGAACTTCGAGTCAGCTTACCGTAGCGCACTTAAGGCTGCAGTAACACCTCTTAAGTCTGGACCGAATAAGGGTAAGGTTAAGCTTGTTAATAAGAAGACAGGCAAGGCTACTTATAGAAAGCCTCTGACACCCAAACAGGCTGTGGCATATGCTAGAAAGTACTCCGTACAGATGTTTGATAGAATGTACAATAAGGCATTGTCTAAGTACGGTCTTAAGTATACAGCCACCAAGTCACAGTATGCACCTACTTCTTTAAAATAATATACAAATCGGGAGGGCAGAAGAATGGCACGTAACAGCTACACAATAAAAAGTGACGGGTTGAGTAGTATCGAATATAACATCCTCGTAGAACAGTTTGGAAAGAAACAGGCTGACGAATTAGTTAAGAATCCTTACAATGCTGATGAGAAGCTTGATGAGGACTTAGAGGAAATCATATCCGATGCACCTGCACTGATAGAAGACTAATCACTTTCGCACAGTCTCTCCGTGAGTGGGGGAGACTGTGTATTTTTTAGAGTAAAGGAGATAGACGAATGCTCTTCTCTAATATTTGGAACAAAATACGGGAGATGATAAGGCGTATGGTCGGGTTAAAATCAACTATAGAACAAACACTCCGAATTGAGCCAGCTATCAGCAATAAGATGGCTGAAGCAATCGAAGAGTGGACAAACATGTATGAGGACAAGGCAAGATGGTTACATGAGCCTGATTATCAAGACCCTACCAAGGTAAGGTCTTTAGGACTTCCAGCTTTCATTGCAAGTGAGAAAGCGAGAATGGCTGTGATTGAGCTACAGTCCGAAATTACAGCTCCGAAAGAGACAAAGGAAGTAATCAACCCTGACTATCGTCCTCCTATAAGCGATGAATTTGGAAACATTATAAGTGCGAGCGATGAACAGAAGACTTTGGTAAAGGAAGTTGCCAAGAGTCCTGAAGAGCGAGCAAAGTTTATGAATAAGGAGTATCATGAAAAGTTACTCCCTAAGCTCCGTACACAGATTGAGTTTGGTATAGCTAAGGGTTCGTTGATAATCAAACCTTATGTGACTAAATCCAAGCAACAGAGCGTAGCTGGCATGGATTCTGAAAAGCAAGGTGAAGCCGAGGATAAGTATAATATGGAATTTGATTTTATTCAGGCTGATTGCTTTTATCCATTTGCGTTTGACAGCAACGGCAATCTGTCTGAGGTTGCCTTTATACAGACTAAGACCGATAAGGATAAGATTTACACTCGTCTTGAATATCATAAGCTTGAGGGCAACAATGTAAGCATCCTAAACAATGCTTATGAGAGCGAAGGAAGTAACGCTTATTCTTACAGCAACGGGGCTGTGGCAAGTTTGGGTAAAGAAATCCCTCTGTCATCCGTTCCTGAGTGGAAGG